GTTAAATATTGTATTGTTTCTTGTACATCAGGCTCGCAACAATACTGAAATTCTTTAATTAATGATTTTCCCTTTTCTGCTAATTCAACATTTTTTTCATCTCTATAAACAATAAATGCAGATATGATATGATCCATTACTTCTTCAAATATTGCGTTTTGTTCAGCTTGTGGTAATAAACTACTTGCCGCCATATATATTATAAATAATGAAATGTTTTGTTATATAAAATGACGCATTTCATTATATTTTATTTTTAATAAAATCATCAGATGCTTTTGTTAATGCAGCGGATATTTCAGGTTCCATCACGGTATGCCCACCTGGGACAATTTTGAAATCACATGTTGTAAATTTGTCTTTTAATTTATATGCCATATCAAATGGTGTAATCAAATCATAACGACCATTTACAATATAACAAGGTATGTGTTTTATTTTATCCATATTTTTATAAATTGTATTTTTAGGTACAAAATAGTGGTGATGTTCATAATGGTTTCCTATCATAGCAATCGATTCTTGCTGATGGGGCGTCATGTATTGTTTCTTACTGAAAATAGAGATACCATTATCTTCGCTTAACATTTGAACTAATTTTTTGCGTGTTTTATTCGTTTTAGGTTTTTTCAATAGTTTTGTTATTTTACGTGTTTCTTCTGAATCTTTTTTTAATCGTAACAAATGTTGTAACTCTTCTTTTTTATCCTTGAACACCGTATCTAACACACAATTGTTTTCACTCAAATCATAGACTCCTCTTAAAATAAGACCTGATGTACGGTCTGGATGGGATTGCGCGTACAACAAAGCTAACAAACTTCCCCAACTTCCACCTGATACTAACCATTTTTCACAACCAACCATTTCTCTTATTTTTTCCATATCAGAAATTAATAATGGTGTTGTATTTTTTTCAGTGTGATAATAAGGTTTAGATTTTCCGCATCCACGCTGGTCAAACATGATGATGTTGTATTTTTTAGGGTTGTACAACCTGCGTACACGTGAGTTAATGCAATCACCATGACCTCCATGCAAATAAACAACGGGATAGCCTTTTGGATTCCCTGAACATTCTACATAGACTTTTACTTTTTCTCCGGAAGATAATGTGTCAACCTCTAAATGTATTGTTTTGTACGGTGTAATGGATGGATACATACTATAACCATATAAATTATCTTTGTTTCATGATATATTTTGTGTAAATAAAAATGGCAATATTTAAAGTTGTGATAGTAATTAATTCTAGCGTTTCAACACGCATAATGAATATTCAAATTATATTTTTAAATAAAAAAAAATATAAATTTATTCACTTTTTGGTAAACTATAGGCTGGATGGTCTACAGGAGGTAAATGTCTTACAGTAGACCAATCAATATGTTGACCATAATGTCTATTTCCTACCGGGTAACAAATAATATGGCGAGGATTACCTCGCAAGGATATAAGAGGAGTTGCCCACTGTTGTTTAAGATTTCGCCAAGGTAAATAAACCATTCCCATTGGACCATTTGGGTCTTCTCCAGTAAATTCGGTTATCATGACTCGTGGGTCATCATCGGGTCGTCCTGTAAACGTAATGGTATCTCCTACTTTGAATACGACTGTATATCCGGTACTCGTATTGGTGTACCGAATCGATTGTTTGAATTGTTCCCAACAAATGTTAGTGTCCATTTATTTACATAGGTTTATTGAATTGGAATCAATTTTTTTGTTTGTGCGGTAACTAGTTCAACTGCTTTATTTACATAGTCTCCACATGTAATTAAAAATAAGTTTGTACCTGCCATAAAACAAATACGTTTGTCTAATTCGGTAAATACACCTAATGTTCTAAAGTCATTAAATTTGTACATTAAAAATAGTGAAACCAATACTTTCACTAAAAAACTAATATAATCATAGATGGCAGGTTTAGATACAACACCTATAATGACTGCTATAAGAAATATAAACCATACCCAATTGAACAAATCAACTAAATAATGAGGTTCAACATCAACTAATGGAGCTTGCATAGTATACTTATTGAAAATAATTATCAATTGCTGCATTTTTTTTGTAAATAATAAAAAATAATATTGCCGAAATCAATAAGACAACATAAAAGGTAGTTGTCGGTTTTTCAGTATCTTCTCCCCATGCCGTATACACATTGAATGATAACGGTATCGACTGAATTAATTTAACCAATGGTTCTAAATAAAATACAACAATCAAGCCTGCAATAGTAAATACATAGGTATATTTAGTTATGTGGTCTTCTTTTACACTGTAAATAATAAATACAATGATAAAAGAAAGAATACAATTGTTTACAAATTGCATCCAAAAAGTAATTGATTCTTGTTCTTCTAATACGTAATATGTTTTTCGATTATTGGTTGTTTTATCAGAATATTCGTGTTTTATTTCTTTTATTTTTTTCATAATGTTTTGCAATAACGTTAATTTTATTGTATTTATATTTTTAATATACGTTTGTTGTGAATTATAATAAGCCATTATTTCAAGACTTGTTTTCATCGTTGAATTGTGTTCGGTCAACATTTCTTTTTTTAATTTCTCTCCTTCTGCTTTATATTTTTTTAATTGATTCTGTTCATATACAACAGGACCATCTTTCATTTGATAATATTCTTTTTCTGCGATAGTTACATTTAATGGTGCATTTTTGTAGGTACTTCTAGCAGCAATTAATGCAGTATACAATTCTTTTAATTTAGTTTCACGTTTTTCATCTGGTGTTTCACTTATTGCGTTTTCGTGTTTTTGGGCTATTTTATTTATTTTTTCATCTAACGATTCCATACTATATTACTTTAAAAAACTTTTCTGATATTCCTTAATGTGCAGGTACACGAGTTTTGTACTTTTTTACCAGTTCAAACAAATCTTGTTTGTAGACAATCCAATAATAGCAACGCAAACATACAATAACATCTATAATTGAATTATGTAAATCGATGACAGATGTATTGAATAACGTTCGGTGTAATTCATTTAAGGTGGGCCATTTCATTCTTGGTAAATTACACATTTGAGTAGTTGATTTCATAGTACATACGGTTGGTTTAGTTAATTGAAATGGAATATTATAACGTAAACATTCGGCTTCTATCATTTGAATATCAAACTGAATGTTATGTCCAATGAGTAAATCGCACTGGTCTAAACATAGTTTGAAAATATCATAAATACATGGAAATGAAAATCCTAGTTCTTTATTCATAGAAAGAGTGATACCGTGAATTTGAGTAGATTCTTCTGAAATAAAAGGTGCTTTAATAATATAATCGTATTCAGTAGCTTTCAATGTTTCTGTATTAAATAATATAAAACTAAATTGCACAATATGAGGCCATTCTTTTACAACTTCAATTGTTAACGGTTTTTTAGGAGGCAATCCAGAAGTTTCAGTATCAAAAATTAACCACAACATTCTATTTCTTTTCTATTTAAGAAATACTTATATCAATTTTTATTTTATTGATATATGTATAATGAACAACACCATTTTATTTTTAGTATTATTATGTATTTTTTTAGTTGTTAGTTTAGGAATTAACTATAGCAATATATTCTCACAAACAGTAACCAATATGCAAACATTCAAGTATACACCTACTCCAATTACATCTAGTAAATATAATTCATTAGAATCTTATGAATTAGATTCTACCGCATCACAGGGTGTATTTTCAAATACAGTACAACTAAACAACCACATTTTAGAACCCATGGTTTCTGGAAAAGATGTAAAAACAACACCTGTTGGAATGTCATCCAATAAATCACCTGGTTCTTCGTATGGATTGCCTAGTTCAGGAAAAGATATGGGAGGTGGCATGCGTGGTGGAGGTGGTATGATTGGCGGAGGCGGCATGCGTGGTGGAGGAGGAATGAGTGGCGGAGGTGGAAAGGGCGGAGGAGGAATGAGTGGTGGAGGCGGCATGATTGGCGGAGGCGGCATGCGTGGCGGAGGCGGCATGAGCGGTGGAGGTGGAAAGGGCGGTGGAGGTGGAAAGGGCGGAGGCGGTATCTTTGGCGGTGGAGGCATGTTTGGTGGAGGTATGCATAGAAGAATGAATGAATCTGGTAGAGGTATGTGGTCAAATAACGGATACAAACCACAAGATGCATATGAAGGAATAAATAGTAATATACATACATGGGCGAACCATCGATTACGTCCTAACAACACCGCCAATGATGAATATGAAGATATAAAGACTTCATTGGATTCTGAAAATTCAATGCCTGAATCTTGCGCTGGTTCTATGTATGGTTGTTGCCCCGATAATGTAACGGCTTCCAATGCATCTGGGTCTAATTGTAACCCACCTATTCCTCCTACCTCTATTGGAGGTTGTGCAGGAACTCAATACGGATGTTGTCCAGATAACATAACTACTAAAAATGCAGACGGAAGCAATTGCGACCCCCCACCAACTAGTTGTACGTCTTCGCCCTATGGGTGCTGTCCTGATGGTGTAACGGCTAACAATTCTACCGGCAGTAGTTGTAATCCTTACCCCCCAGCTCCTTCTCCCACCCCTTCCTGTGCATCTAGTCCATACGGTTGTTGTTTAGACGGCATAACTGCAAAAAATGCAGATGGTACAAATTGTTCGACCATGAATTCATGGACGTATAATGGTTCCAACGTATCCGGAGTAGTTGCATCCGGTCCTACCAATTCAGGATATATTATTAAAGGTCCTAATGGTAACGTATATGCAGGAACAACCTTGAATTGTAAAAACACCCAATATGGATGCTGTCCAGATAATATAACTGCTAAAAATATATACGGAAGCAATTGTGTAATACCATCCACAAGTCCAGTTGTTAATGTATACGGTTCGCCTGGACCTGCACAAACCACTATTCCTCAGCCCGTAGTTGCCAATTGTTCTACAAGTCAATATGGATGTTGTCCAGATAATGTAACGGCAAAAAATGCAGATGCCAGTAACTGTGGTAGCCAAATAGGAGGATGTGCTGGAACACAATATGGTTGTTGTCCCGACGGTGTAACGGCTAAAAACATGGATGGAAGCAATTGTTTAAGCAACCAAATAGGAGGATGTGCTGGAACACAGTATGGCTGCTGTCCTGATGGTGTAACGGCTAAAAACATGGACGGAAGCAATTGTTTAAGCAACCAAATAGGAGGATGTGCTGGAACACAGTATGGTTGTTGTCCTGATAATGTAACACCTAAACATATGGATGGCAGTAATTGTTCTCCTTACCCTCCTCCTGAAATAAACACAAAAACCGTGTTTATTCCACCCCCTAGAGGTCGTAATCGAGTAGAAAATAACAGCTATGAAAGTAATTCAGCATCAGTTGAAAGTAATACCTATACATGCCCTCAACCACCTCCGTGTCCTCCATGCGGCAGATGCCCAGAACCATCCTTTGATTGCAAAAGGGTTCCCACTTATGCAAGTGCCAAATCAGAGTCGGATTCAGGGTTTGGGACAGGTTCCAATTTACCAACACCGGTATTAAGTGATTTTTCACAATTTGGAATGTAATAAAATTGAATATAAAAGATATGTAACATAAAATTATACTATGTTACATATTGTTACTGGATGCATGTTTGCAGGAAAAACAACAGAACTTACACGTATATACTACGAATTAGATAAAACGAAATATCGTGTTATTGTGCTAGATTACTACCTCGAAAATGTTTCATATGATGTAGTAGTTACCCATGATGGGTTATCAATAGAATGTAAAAAAATAAAATGTATTTACTATTTTGATAGTAATCCTTATGATATTATTCTTATCAATGAAGCGCAATTTTTCGATGGATTAAAAGATTTTGTAGTTGAAGCACTTAAACAAAATAAAACAATTTACTTGTTTGGGTTGGATGGCGATTTCAAACAAGAAAAATTTGGTGAACTCATCGATTTATTACCCATGGCAGATACCTACAAAAAATTATACGCAACATGTGCATGTGGTGCTAAAGCCAGTTTCTCTAAACGTCTTTCTAGCGAAGTAAACCAATATGGACCGTATGATAAATATATACCTGTATGCAGAGCATGTTTATCCTAAACATGTTGTTTTAAACATTGGGAATCAATCATGATAGTTGGACATTTGGTTTCATTGGGTATAATATTAATCACACCTTTTGCTTTGTGACCACTGTAAAGTGGTTCAGTACAACCTTTTTCTTTCGACGGTTTTACTTTAATCGTATCTGTAGTACATCTTGCTCTAAAATGTTCGTATCGTTCGCGTACATCGCAATAGGTTAACCCCGATTTTTTACCCAACATTTTATTGACTACTTCATGCAAATTATAAATATACCGAGAAAATGTTTCCCGGTTCTCCATATCGGCATTCGTAAGCGGTAACTTTTTAAAGTTTTTTTTAAGGTTCATACGACAATATTTGCATGGAAGTACGTTTTGTAAATTTAAAATGTGAAGTTTATAATTTTTTTTATCTTCAGAAGTAGGATTGACAGGATAATTGAAACTCATGGTGTGCAATACATGCCACATACTAGGTCCCCATACAGTAGTAAGCATTCCGTCGCCACTGCTTAATTCACTTTTTTTAAAAACTCGTGTTTTATTCATTTTTTTTTGTTTTTTACGCGTATACATACTAATAGTAAATAATAAAAATAATTATGCAAGTTTAATACAGTTTAGTTCGGTTTAAATAGTTGTCCATTTTTTCTTTACCTTTACTGTAAGTTTAAATTACATCCAGACTCATGTATTGTTAATATCGGATAAATCATTTTTGTCTTCATTCTGATATTTTTTGTTCCAATTTGGTTAAATACTGGTACCCATAATCGTACAATTGTTGTCTGTATTCTATGTTATTAATGTATTGTATCCACACTTCGCTTTTAAACATGGTTTCAACATCTAACAAATAATAATGTTTATAATCATCTTTACACGTTTTGTTGTAGTTATTGGCACAAATAATATCCAATGCATTCAATAATAAAATATGTATATAATCGAGCATGCTTGAATCTTCTGTATAATTAGGAGTTTCTTGAGCAATATCAATAATTAAAATACTATCTGGCGGATAAGAATGTTTTTGTATAGATTGTAAAGGACAATTATTCATAAAACCGCCATCAATGTAATATTCATTGTTGTATTTTACCGGTGTAAACACAATAGGTATGGATGCTGTCATTTGAATTGCGTCAGTTAACGTTAGTGTAGGAAACGTACTATGATTTAAATCAATACACTCCATTCCATTTATTTTTGTAGTAAATACGTGTAAATCAACACCTGATTTTTGGTATAATTCGTCTAATGTATAGGTATCAGGAATATCATAGGCTAACATAAATGGTTTTATCATATCCGATAAATAGGAGGATGGAAATATTCCTTTGTCGTGAAATTGAACATCAAAAAATTTTTCCCATGGACGGTGAATGATATATTCTTTCATTTCGGGAATAGGTACACCAATTAAAATAAGAATAGAGATAATTGCACCTGCTGATGTAGAATATATACTTTTTATGTTGGACAACGTTAATTTATCTTGGTCCATTAAAGAATGTAACAACCCGATTTGTACTAATCCGTTTGTTCCTGCTCCCGACAATACCAAATGTTCAATCATTTAAGTACAATACACGTTTTTTCTTTAATTCAATAAAGTATGGAAACTCCAAAAATAAATTTAGATGAGTTGTATGAAAAGAAAAAAAAAGAAGATATAAATACAGTGAATTCGTACAATAAAATTTTAGAAAAAATTCATTATCAAATCAAAGTAGCTTCTCGACAAAAAATAAACAACCAATGTTGTTGGTATGTCATACCGGAATTTGTATTTGGTATTCCAAGATATGACATTAAAGCATGTATTGTCTACATTATTCAATCTTTAGAAGATAATGGTTTTCGTATCAAATATACTCATCCTAATTTGTTATTCATTGCATGGAATCATTGGGTCCCTGATTATGTGCGCGTAGAATATAAAAAAATGACAGGTATTGTTGTCGACGGATTTGGTAAAGAAATCAATAAAGAAAAAGACAAAGAGAAAAATCCCAATAATAAAGAAATTAAAATAGATAAAAAATCCATGTTCAAATCAGTTTCAAGTTATAAACCATTGGGTATTATTTACAATGAAGATTTACTCAAGCCAAATTAAATATATTATAATAGTATGCCACTTTTAGTGAATTCTATTCTTACTGAAGAAGATAATTATGATGGAATTGATATTCGCCAACAGTTACCAAATGATGGGGATATTGTGAAAATGAAAATGAAAACAAATGAGGAAGGTATCGCCAAAGATTTTTTATATGGCAAAATTAGTAAAATATTCAAACGTGATGTAGATGAAGTTATAGTAGATGCAGATGAATACCTTTTATCATTTGAATTAACGATTCATCAATATTTTATGAAGGACGGAAGTGTAATCTATGATAAATATAAATTTAAACAAACTATTATACTGGGTGATATTATAAATTGGAAATTAATTACGGATGAAGAGTATAGTATTGTAAATGATGCATTTAACAATTTGGGTAATATTCTACCACAACTAGAACCTGTTGTAGAACAAAATCCAATAACAGATGCTCCAATTCAAGGTGGAAGACGTAAATCTAGACGGAACAGGCGTAACTCTAGACGGAACAGACGTAACTCTAGACGTAGTCGAAGATAAATGAGTTAACACTCTGAATAGAATGCTAATTAAACCACTTATTTCTTTTTATATGGTATGGAAAATTTAAATTTAGCTTTTTATACTTATTTTTATGGTAGTAACAAAAATGTAGCTTTTAGAATTCCACCTATACCATCCACCCATTATAATTGTTATTACTATACAAACAATAAAACATTACTAGAACAAATAAAAAATACAAAATAGATTGCTATTTATGATAATAAACCAACACATGATGATGTAATCGAAAGTTGCATGGTAGGCAAACATATCAAAACAATGCCTCATAAATATAAAGAATTAAAAGATTATGATTATTTATGTTTTTTAGATAGTAAATTAAATAAAGTAAGTGAAAAATTTGTGGAAAAAATGATTAAAAAATATTTTATACAACAAAACTACGCACTCTTATTAAGAGAACATTGGCATGTACATGAAAATGTCTGGAACGAATATAATTTAAGTATGAGACAGGACCGGTATGTAAAGCAAAGTCACCAATATAGAAAATACATACAAAAACAATTAGATAACGGATTAAGTGAAACAGTAAAAAAACATTGTGCTTGTGGTTTTTTAATAAGAAATATGAAACATCCTCATATGATAGATATCAATACTACATGGTATAAACATATTCAAGAATGTGGTATACAAGACCAAATATCTTTCTTTTTTGTTCAACAATTATTTCCCAAAGATATACATTCTTTTACGGACATTCCATTTGTTCGTAAAACTATACGTAGTCGCAAATAACTAACGTTCCATTTTCATATTTGAATGGTTTGGAACAGCCCCATATTTGGTCTTTAAGTTGGTCACATTCTATTTTTGGTAAATGAGGTGGTATTTGTTGTCCATTGTGTTTATAAATACCACACCTAAAAATGGCACAATTGATTTCTTCAATTTCGATTGTAATACCGCAATGCGGGCAATTCATACTATACGTGAATATTATTTAAAATGATGTAATCATGAATTATAATGATTACATGTGAATTTATAGGGGGGTTGGGAAATCAACTATTTCAAATTTTTGCAACTATTGCACATGCATATAAATGCAAAACTAGATTTTATTTTTTAAACATAGAAAGGGTAGGCCATCGTGATACATATTGGAATACCTTTTTTTATAAGTTGAAAAATTATTTACTACCATCGTTTCCTTCATTGCATGTCTACCACGAAAAAGAATTTGCGTATAATTCCATACCAATGTATACACAACATACTAAATTATATGGATTCTTTCAAAGTGAAAAATATTTTAAACATGTTTATCCTGAACTATGTAGTATCCTTGGAATTGAAGATATGAAAAGTGCATTGATTCCAAAAATAAAAGTAGATTTAAAGAATACAATCAGCATGCATTTTAGAATAGGTGATTACAAATACCATCCAACTGCTCATCCAATTATCTCTTATGATTATTACAAAAATGCATTATTGTTTATTCAACAACTCTATCCTACATCATTTACTGTTATCTATTTTTGCGAAGAAGAAGACATTCAAACTGTGTCTGAAACAATACATAAATTAACTCTGATATTTCCATATACATTTATTCGTGGAGATAGTACATTACAAGATTGGGAACAAATGATTTACATGAGTCTATGCACCCATCATATCATAGCCAACAGCAGTTTTAGTTGGTGGGGAGCCTATTTTAATACAAACCCGTCCAAAGTTGTTTGCTACCCATCCGTATGGTTTGGCATGGATTACAACCATCATGATATTAAAGATTTATGTCCAGATGAATGGAAAAAAATAAAGTGTGATTAATACTTAAACTTATCTATATAGTACTATATAGAATGGAAGATGATGTCATTACCGTTGGCAATGAATTAATTTTTACACCTTATAATTCTAAAAACAAAGAGATTAGTTTGAACGACATTCAAACTATTCTACTCAAATATGGAGTGTCCTATCCAATTCAGCGAATTGAATTGTATAAACGTGCATTTGTACACAGCTCTTATTGTACGCGTAATTTTGATTCCAAAATTCGAATTATCGATAAACCAGCTAATTGTATTGATCTTCATACTAAATCGAACGAACGTCTTGAATTTTTAGGAGACGGTGTTCTTGAATGTATTACCAAATATTATTTGTACCGCCGGTTTCCAAATGAAAATGAAGGGTTCATGACAGAAAAAAAGATTGCCTTAGTAAAAAACGAAGCAATTGGAAAATTTGCCTATGAAATGGGCCTTCATTCATGGTACATTATTTCGAAACATGCAGAAGATAAAAATATTCGTACTAATTTCAAAAAATTGGGATGTTTGTTCGAAGCTTTTATTGGAGCGCTTTTTTTAGACGTCAATAAAATAAACATACATGACGAGAATGAATGGTTTGACAATATGTTTGTTACTGGTCCAGGGTTTCAAATGGCACAGATTTTTGTTGAATCCGTCTTTGAAAAACATGTAGATTGGTCGAATATTATTTTAAACAATGATAACTATAAAAATATTTTACAAATCAAGATACAGCAAGAATTCAAAACCACTCCTATTTATCTTGAAATTGAAGATTATTCGGATAGTTATCATATGGGTGTTTATTTGCATATAGGACAAGATAAATGGAACATGAAACCAAGTAATTCTCTTTTATTTTCACATTTTGGTTCGTTTGAAAAAATCCATGAATATGTAAAACAATATGGAAAAGTGTTTGTTTTGTTAGGGGAAGGGTCACACAAAATTAAGAAGAAAAGTGAACAATTAGCATGTGAACAAGCAATTTCATTTCTTAAATAATATTTTATATAACTATGGGACTACCTGTAGGAGAAGTAATTGGTTTACTCGTAGGAGGCATAGTAATAGTAGCATTAGGACAAACATTAGCAAAAAAGAGTGAAAATACTGTAAGAGATGAATCCGTAAACAATGAAAATAATATAAGCTATGGAGGTAGGTCTAGAAAAAGACGTAAATCACGAAGATAATATGCGGTTGATTTTTCAAATTAGTATAAAAACGGTCTTCTCTTAAATTGACTACCATTTTGAACAAATTCTGATTGTATTTATTTTCATTTTTGTTCCATTGGAATGAGGTGTCTGTGGTACCATCATAATAGATTAGTGGGTTGTGATATTATTTCATTATAGTTTCTAAATTAATTAATTTAGAAACTATATTTTTCGTGTTTTATGGTTTCTAAACAATTTCAAAGCAGTAACTGCATCTTTCATTTTATAAAGGTTCATGATAAATGGATGATGTGATTTTTTTATGTTTGAATTACGAAGCATAATACCGTACAAAATCATTCCAAATGCGCACAAATCCAAAGAATATTTTACTTGTTCTAATATTTCTTTATCCGAATATTTATCAAACCATTTGGTATACTCTTCTACCATAGTGGTTGCATATCGACTATGGGTATAGCTATCATATCCACCTGTTTCTTGAAAATATTTTATTAACGCAACTTTGAATACAGGATACCATGCAGGTCCAAAATTAATTCTAAAATAGAGCGGTGATAGTCCTAAATATTTATTTTTTTTAATAAAAGAATACTCTAATAATCGATTATTTTCCCAATCAATCAATTCAAATTTAGAACCACATTTCATAATGTTGTCTAGTTTAATATCACCATGTGCCACGTCTAATTTTTGTATGTCAATCAACGTCTTTAGAATATCTTCTACAAATTGTACAAATTGTTTTTCCGTAAATTGGTTGACAATCGTTTCTGACATGGTTTGCGAACATTTACGATTTACAACAAAACATCTTGATATAGTTCCATCATAAACAAAACCTTTATTTTTCATAATAATTTCAAAACCAATTAATGTATCTTTTTTATAAGGCATACCTACTACTTTATGCTTTTTGACCACAGGCAAAATATGACGAAATCCATTAATTTCACGCATCATATACGTTTTTTTAGAATGACCAAATGTTCGTGTAGCCATGTTGGGAATAGTGAATTCTTTAACTACATAGTTCTGTGATGTGTCTAAATGAATTAATTCGTCGATAATTTCAGGACCTTTGTTGTATTCTATAATATCATCTTCTTCTAATACGTACATGGTTACTTCTTTAACATCTTGTAAATGAATGTGTTCCAACGAATCTAAATCTTCTGTGATTGTTCCGTAATCCATTACTTTTCCTTTCATACCTTCACCATAGACAATGCCGCCCTCCATACTATAACTATTTATTTTTTTATTGATTGTCGTTTTAAATTACGTTTTGATTTAGTTTTTC